CCGCCACCGCCAAGACCTGCTGGCATTATCCATCACCTTCCTCTGTGGGAGGTGTCTCTGTCGTTCCTGTCGTTCCTGTAACTGTAGTTCCGAATGATGGAGCAACAGGTTGTTCAACCTGAGGTTCCTCGGGCTGTTCAGGAGGCACAGGTGCTTCCCAACCCTCAGGAGTCTCAAACTCTGCACTACCCGAAACTTCCATCTCTTCCATCTCACCTAGTACATTCTCGATAGTGTTGTTGTTCATGGTGAAGAACACCTGTTCCATATTTGGATCGACCTCGATGCTTCCACCATTCTCAACAACACCAATCCCTACGATACCCACAGGGATTCCTTGTGGGTATGCAGACAAGTCTACGCTCACGTTAAGGCCCATAAGGAAAACCCTTTCGCGATTCGATTGCGATCAACATTTGCGTACCAACTACATTATCGTTCGTAACTCTATCACGTCCGTAAATAGGAGCCGTTTGGGATACATACATGAACACTACTCTTTCATCCATGTTCATTGCTCCACGCTCTAACCAGTTCTCGATTTCTGTAACTAGATTAAGATCAGCGTCCGTTCTGTCTGTATGTGTAATATCGAATTTTGCGTGATAGACCTCAACCATGACTTCCATAGTTACTGCAAATATATGTGTGCCATGTAGGGTTTTCTGTTTTCCTCCAGACAACACAACAATTGCAGGATACTGAGGTTTCAATCTTTCGTTTAGTCCCAGGAAGTTGATTCCGAACTCATCTTTCTTTTCTGCGATACGATCATAAATCCATAGGGCAGCTTGTTGTGGCTCAGTGATTGTTTCGTCTATGTCAACAAAGACGCTCATACGCCTCTTTTAAGCTGATCACGAACAGAGGCAGCACGAGAAGGATCACTTGCATGAATCCTCTTTGAGATACGACCAAGTGCACCACGTTCCATTGGGATGCCAGTTGACCGTTTAGGCCAAATGACTTTAAGCCATCCTTCTACATAGTCGTCGAATGCCTCAATTAGATCGAAGGCAATCGCTTCTGACATACCAAGGAATTCACGCTTAGGAAGCTTCTTACCTCTGCCAACCGTGCTACCAACATTATGAGCGTGCCAATAAACAGGCCAGCCTCTTGTATTAATAGATAGGGTCTTTGCTGTAACCTTGTATGAATCACGATCTGTTACGGCTTCGATTAGGTGATAGTCTTTCTGTAGAATTTTTCTGCCCTTATATCCAGTCTTGTTTAGTTGCTTTAGGTACTGAGGATTTCGTGGTGGCCAAGGTACACCGTTCAGGTCAACTTCTCGATCAAAACGATCCTGCATATCTTCGATAAGAAATTCCCTGGCTACGGCCATCATTGGTTCCATATCATCGACCACCAAACCAATATTCCTTAGTTTGTTAGCAATGATTGTTGGTTCTTTTTTATTTGGACCCCAACGGAATTCGAGCGAGCCAAGAAGATAATATTGGGCTATGGACTCGACAGGCGGGAATGGAATGTAGCTCATTAGTATGGATCACTCATCTTGAAGAAGTTGTCAGGTAACGTGTTATGGTTAGGCCAAAAGTCTGCTGAGGTAAGTCGATCAGTAGTTGGTTCTTCAACACCTTCAACTACGATCGACCCATTCTGAATTCCCTGCAACAGACTAATGGCCTCGTTGTACTTGTTCTGTGCGTATTCTGGATCATCTAACGAGTCCTCGCTATATCGTTTACGATACACGAAGGCGGCGATAAGCCGCCCTGTGATCGAACGAATAAGTCCCGGTGTTGAATCAGGATCAAGCCACAGGGACATTGTGGTAGCGGGATAGTAAGTGGCAAGGTAGCCGCGAATAATCCTCTCAGCATCAAGCTGAGTCTCATCAAACTCGGCTGTGTCAACAACTACCTTATCGTTAGGTAGATGTAGGTTAGCGTCGTCAAGAGTCGCTAGTGCCACTTGATCCACTAGGGGCGCTAGGTGCCCTTGCAGGTGCCTTGATTTCCTCAGTCTCCTCAGGAACAAGCTCACCCTCATCATCGAAACGACGAAGAAGATCCTCAGTAGGCCCACTCATGTTAAAGCCTTCCTGAGCATCAATGAGCTTTAGCTGCATCAACTGACGAGGACTAGCAGTTGGGTCCTGTAGTCCTTCTGGCATCTTCACTTCACGAACAACGCCATCATTGACCCAAGACTCCCACTGTTCATCATCAGCGCCTGTATCATCCTGCGACACTGAATCGTTGACTTCAAACGCCTTGGGACCGAGAACATTACCATTATCGTCTGTCTCTGCCCCATAGAGGATTCTCGACCATGCGTACATTGTTTCAGCCATTATCCCTCCTTAGAAGGCAGTCGAAGACCAAGCGGTCTTGATGATGTAGCCAGCAGACGAGTTAACAACCTTGATATCGTATTCCCAGGTCTGACGGAACAGGTCTGACTTACGAGCCTCTTCACGCCACCTGTCGATAGGCTTCAACTCTCCACCGAGCTGAGGATACACAAACGTCTTCATGAACGTCTGAATGTTCATGCCGTCACCAGGATCAACATAGGCAAGAATGACGTCCTTGCCCCAGAAACTACCCGAAGCAAATGTAGCGTCAATGTTATCTGCCGTGTTGTAGATATCGTCACCAACACCAACAGTAACAACCTTACCCTGGAATCCAGTCAGGAGCAGGAAAGCATCAGGAATCTGGAGTGAGAAATTCTGGAACCGCTGAACAACACGAGGATGATTCTCGATGTATGAAAGACCTGCATTCGGAAGCATGAGAAGGTTAGGAGGCTGACCAATAAGACCTGTAATCTTACGAACACCAGCAAGAATAGCTGACACAGGATCGGATACCGAAGTAACACCGTTCGTGTAGTCATCCCACTGCTGTGAACCAGCAAGAGTTACAGTATTTCCTACTGGATATGTTGCGGTGTTGCGTGCAGTATCAGCAACTAGCTTCTCGTGCTTCCTCTGCAAAGAACCGACGATCACTGCAACAGCGTCAGTTTCGACGTTGATGTTAAGACCGCCACCGAAAGCGGGATTAGAAAGACCACCAGCACTTGCATACTCACGACGCTCTTCGTCAGTGACGAATGTCTGAAGTGAATGCTGCTTCGTGCTGAAGGTATCCTCTGACCACTTCCTACCCCTAACTTCGTTCGCCACAGTACCGGGAGCACGAAGGTCAGGGAAGATCAGACGGTTCGACCTATCGAACACACGATACTTACCGGATTTTGTCTGCACCGTTGTAGGTGGTGCAAGAACGTCTGCGTAATACTGCGGATCACGATATCCGGTTGCGAAGTTAGTTAAATAGGGGTCTACGTAAAGATCGGATGCGTCATACATTTACGCCCCCTATTAAATGATATTGCCTGGGAGACCCAGCTGGACAGAAGCACGGCCGCCGGTCGCTGCACCCTGTCTGAACATACCGATAACACGATCACCAGTAACGGCATCATGAACAGTACCATCGGCATTGAGTCCAGCAAGTGCACCTACGGTGCAAGTACCATTGGCTTCAAACTCGGTTGCACCCATAACACGAATGCTTGCGAGCTTACCCTTTGTAATCTCACCAGTAGCGACGGCGTACTGTGCAACACCAGCAACCACATCAGTCTTTGCGGTAACAGGAGTTACAGTCTCTTCTGCTGAGAACTTAACTGCCCTGTACTTCGTAATTGCCACGGCAGCCGTATAACCCTTATCGAGTACGAAGTTACCAGTTGCCATTACCTATTCCTCCCAGGGATAGAAGCCTGGTATGCGTCGAACAGATCAGGATACTTCTCTGCGGTAATCTTAGTTGCAGTGTTGTAATCAACCTGATCATTTTCCTGCGTCTCAAGAACCTTATCTGCAAATGCCTTGGCACTGTTCTTAGGAGTAATGTTATCCATGTACGAATCAGTACGTGAAGAACCCTGCTCCGCAAAGTCAACCATGCCAGTCTTACCAATAAGCTCAACCACTTCAGTGAAGTCAACCACGTTAGCATTGCCTTCACTGAACTTCTTGTGAACTTCCTCGAGCTTATTGATCACTACAGCAGGAAAGCCCTTATTCGTAGGCTTTCCACCATCATCATGAAGCATACGAAACTGCTCAGAGAACGCCTTTGCGTTGCTCTCCTTATCCTTAGCCTCAAGGCGTGCAAGCTTCGCAGCCTCAGCAGGATAACGCTCAGCAAAGGACTTGCGCTCACTGTGTTCCTTAGCTGCTTCACGCATTGGCTTAACTTCTGCCATCACGTTCTCGACCGCCTTGATGATATCAGCATCAGGATCAAGTCCGAGGACTTCCCTAAGCCTAGCATCAACAGGAGTCTCTAACGGAACAAACGGTGGTGTGTCCACACGCGATCCTTCCGAATCGTCGGTATTTGCACCTTCGAGCGGCGGATTCTGATTTGTGTCAGGATCAGCGTGCTCTTCCGGCACATGCTCATCAACTACGGGATTCTCGTCCATATTAACCTCGCTGTTCATCTTCTCAACGTACACATCAGAGAAGTTTAGCGGGACCATTCCTTCTTTTACGTATGGCTTGTTAGTAAGGGCTCCTCCGCTAAAGACCAGGTTATGTACCTCTCCAGTGTGGGGGTTTTCCCACTCATCATAATGTTCACCGGAGAAGTATCTCCATTCACCTTTACTGATCTCTTCACGCGCTGTCTCTGTAAAGCGGATGAGTCCCCATAATCCATCGTCACGTACTTCGACCTGTTCGTACCATCCTGCGGCTTTTCCACCCTTAGCTGGGTCGAGGCCGTGATCGTATGATACGACGTATTCCTGTTCTCCGTAATACTTACCATCGAAGCTCTCCTTTAATGCTGTAGCTGTTTCTTCGTCGATGGTGGTATCTGAAAACAGTGGATGAGTCCAACTGCTGAATGGATATACCTTTACCCATTTCTTGTCCCCGTCAATCCACTCATCACTGAATGACTTAACGAGACTTACAACAGCTTGTTCATTATTCATTTTCCCACTCTCCGATGCGTAGATTGCTCGCATCTGCGCGAGTGCTTTTGCTCTTGATGAATGGCATCTGTTATTGAGAGTTCCTGTTTGTTTATTGAAAACACCCCAAGGCTTTTTGGTAGGGCATGATGGAGTTTTCCTTGCTATGTAAGTTGAAGGAGGCACGCTACGCATTATGCTTGAGTAGGACCTTTGGTTGTGTTACCCTGCCCACCGTTAGCAGAAACATCTGCTGTGGGTGCAGAATTGGAGTTGTTATTTGTAGGACCTGGAGGAACAATAGGAGTCTGTTCCTTTCCTTTCTTGAGCGGAATATCGAACAGCTTACGCATGTACTGTTCTGTGTCGATATCTGGCGTCAAGATATTGTTATGGAACAAGTTAGCCATCGCTGCGGCAGACTGTTGCATATCGCGCGCCTGACCAATGTTCCGAACTTTCATCTGTGGGAATACGTCCGTCTCGAAGTTGAACTTGACTAACTTCGGAATGAGGAACATATTGAAGAAGTCACAAACAGCTTCTGCAATGTACCAGACTGACTTATAGAACAAGTCAGTCTGTGCGCCTGACGTAGCTCTACCTCCGCCGGCAGACAATCCTAGCATCATGAACTCTGCAAAGACGTTGAGCATGATGAGAATGTCATGATGGTTCGCTGAG